GGGAGAGATGCCCATTGTGAAATGGGTCCGATTACTCGGATAAGCTGTACCTTTAGTGAAAGGTATTCATCTATCGCCTATATTAATTGTGGATAGGCTTTAAGTTGATGAATAGAGTCCTCGAACTTGTCTACGATGCTGTTAGAATGGATATATAATAGCTCTGTCTTCTTGTTAAGATAGACAGCTCTATCAGTTGTTGGTATTTTGAGATTCTTTAACAAAGGATCCCAATTACCTCTCCTGATAGTATCTATTATATATGCCTCTCTTTGAGCCCGTAGGTAATCTTCACTAATCACTCCCCATACATGTGTATGGGGGACTGATTCGGGAAGATCTACAGAATCTAAGAATCTTTCATCTAACATTAATGATGTAAGTTGCATAGTGAAGATCTCAGCCATATGGCCGAGACCATCATCATACTTCTTATCATCAACAATATTAGACGAGGAGTCCACAAAAGTTAACATAATAGAGTTGATAAGAACATTACTGATCTTTTCTTCATCTAATCTGTTAGCTACTGCAGGTGAAATCTTTTCCACAAAAGGAATTAATTCCAGTGCCGAAGCTTTCTTCTGAAGGATGGACACAATAGTCCATGACTTTCTCAACATTGCAGACCACTTCGTCCGAAGACGTCGTGGAAAGCCACGTAGAGATAGTAACTCCTCGTAAGATTCTATACACTCCGAAGTAGAAAACCATCCCTTACTACAAGCGTTATCTAAAACCTGAATTTGGCCGGTTACCCGGTTACGTTCAGACCATAGACCGCTTATAGGAAAAGGACTCATATCATGCCCATTCCAATGTAATCGCTTAGCGAATTCAAAGAAATGTGGTGAGATATGTGTTTTCTCCTTTGACCAATGAATCCCAAGGGTTCTAATTAGACGACAATACTCTAATGCAATTAGGCGATTTCCTATTACTAGGTCATCTCCTAACATTGCATAGGGTAATGTTTTCCAATTAATACCCTTGTTTTTACAAGCCTTCCATACCACAAAGTGGTGTGAAAGTGTTGTAGAATTCCAGGAGCTATAGGCACCCATTGGATTACCAACTGAATAACTTATTGTTTCATTATTCAGCGTAAACTTCTGGGTCATTATTCTCTTCCAGGCATCGGCCTTTTCAGGTCCGATTCTTGAAGCTAATAAATCTCTATTTATTTCAATAGGAAATCTATCAGTAAAGGCCGTAAGGTCTATACTATAGTAAACCTCTGAATTAGATAGAGAGCTCATATATCCTGTTTGATCATAGGTAAAATCCTGAGGGATCTTCTTTAAAGCTTTAAACAAATAATTGTGTAAAGGTATTAAAGAAGTTTGAGAGTAGTAGTCAAATATGGCTACTTCCCTCGTCTTTCCCTCCTTGTCTGGAAAAGCTATTAATTTCCTTAATAGTTTTCCAGATGTAGGAAAGAAGTTTATTAGGTAGCTTTTATACTTAAGTACTAATTTAATATAGCGCTCAAGTTTAGGGCCACCTAAAAGGATAATATCCTCAATTAAAGATATATCCATTAGAAATAAGTCATTCAATGAGAACATTAATGCTTGACCGTTAGGTCCAGCGTTAGATGTCTTATGAAATGATCTAAATCTAATACTTCTTTCAGGTTTTAACTTCGTAGAATACCCTAAAGATTTCCAAAATAGCCCAAAATCCTTTTCCGAGAATGGGTACTCCTTCATTGTTGAAGGGCCCACGATCGAATCGAATGATGGGTTACTTGGAAGCCTAAAAGCCCTTGATATTGAGTATATGGTAAGAAGTAGCTTCATAGAAGGTACGTCGAATCCTTTACTTAATATTATAGGTTTTAGGTCTTTAGGTATTCTATGTAGTTCAGAGGAAAAGTCAAAATTATCTGATTTACCTAATAAGTACATCAGTAATGCTCTCCGTTCTTTACAGAAACGGATAGCTTCTTTAGGTCCTCTTGACGTAAAAATCTTGAAGATCTTAAGAATTTGACCCTTAAACATTAGGGACAGCTTGGTGCCGGGTATTACCCGACGCTCAAGCCACTTAATTATAGCTTGAGAAAATTGTTTATAA